AGGTATGTGTTTATAGATTCAGTGCGGGTTTTGGTGGGCTTGGATATCACTACCCTACGCTTAGTTTTTCAGAGTGTCCGAAGGTATTTAGCTGCGTCTATGAGAAAAAAGATAAACGGCCTAGTTTATCAGAAATATTAGATGGCCTTAAAGGAGGTTTCTAATGTCTATAACTTTTAGTACCATACTAGAATATCGTCTTATGCCGAGACTTATGATGTTTGTGATGACCGTAATGTATATACGGGTTTTGGAGTGGGGGATGACTTTAGAAGATTTGTCTACTCAACAATCCGCAATGATATCAATATGTTCCGGATCGATGACGGGAGCGTTTGCAGTGTGGTTAGGTTCTGAGAAATGATGTCTCTTTTAGGAAGTTTACTGGGTTTTGGAAGTTCTTTTCTTCCCGAGGTTCTCAGTTATTTTAAAGCTAATCAATTGCAGAAGCATCGTATGGAAATGATGCAGCTTGAAACGCAGTTGGCGCAGAAGCGTTCTGAGATGAAGTTGGTCGAGCTTGATAAGCAGGCAGACATTGCAGAAACAAAAGGGTTGTATGAACATGACCGATCTATTGACGCTGGAGGCTTTATCAACGCTCTCAGGGGCAGTGTTCGTCCTGTTATTACTTATGCCTTCTTCGGATTGTTTGTAGCTACCAAGGTGGTCATCATGGTCAAGGTGGGACAATCTGGAGGTGATTGGACGGAAGCGGTAGAGCTTATGTGGGACCCCGAAACTGCCGGACTTATGAGCGCAGTCTTAGCTTTCTGGTTCGGAAACCGAGCCATATCCAAGTACGCAGCTAAATGACTGAGAAGGTAGTTCCTTTTCCAAAGTTATCTGAGGTTGACCAGCAGTGGCTTGACTTAAAGAAACAACAGGAACTTATTCGGCAACAGGCTGAACACATAGAAAGTAAAGGATGAATCATGGGATACAAGTTAGGAAAACGAAGCTTGTCGAGGCTAGAAGGAGTAAACGACGCCCTGGTAACTGTCGTGAAGCACGCTATCGACCTTACAAAGCAGGACTTCAGTGTAATCTGTGGTCTCAGGACGATAGAGGAACAAAGTGCGCTAGTCGCGAAAGGCGCGTCGCAAACTATGAAAAGCAAACACCTTGATGGAAACGCCGTAGACCTTATGGCGTACTGCAACGGTGGTCGGTGGGAATTAAACTTGTACGATGAGATTGCTGACGCTATGGCGGAAGCTGCCCGTGAGATTGACGTTCCTATTCGTTGGGGCGCAGCATGGACTGTTTCAAACATCGCTCAGTTCCACGGTGGCACTATGGAAGATGCGATGAACAGTTACATCGATGAGCGCCGATCACAGAATCGCCGTCCGTTTATCGACGGACCCCACTTTGAACTCATGGTTTAGGAGAAATATCATGTCCGCACCCAAAAAGTCACTACGGCCCAAGGCTCGACCCAAGAAAAAGAAAACGAATCTAGAGGAAAAGATCGACGAAACCGTCATTGATGTGTTGAACGAAGACCTCCCGCCCGGTGTAGATTACTACGGTAAGGACGGAAAATTGAGTAGTCCCGAGCGGGACGGCGAGACGCAAATGTTTAGGATGGGCGGTGAAGTTCGCCAAGGTGATGTCCGTGATAATGCAAAACGCGGGAAGACTTATTGATGGCTATTGCCAACTGCTCAAATTCTGCTGTATTAGTGCGAACACATGCAGCGAGTGGGTGGAAGGTGGTCCTATCACATCCGACCTACAAGGGGAATACAAGGACAATCTATAATGGATGTTGTCGATTGGGCAAAATACATATACAAGAAACTTGAAGAGCGGGAGAAGGATCTTTCTGCTGCTCTTGCAAGCGGGGCTGTTAAAGACTGGGAACAGTACAAAATGGCGGTGGGAGAGATACGGGGACTCTCTTTCGCTCGCGAAGAAATCAAGTCCCTGCTGGAGAGAAACGTAGACGATGTCGAAGACCTTATATCTTCCTGATCACGTTGCGCAGAAAATGAAGAAGGAAAAGGTTACTGCAAAAGCAGAGCCTGAAGCTTTGGATAGCGCATACGTTGACGCTAATGAGCGGGTGTTAGACCCCTCCCTTTTAGACAAGCCACTACTCGAAAGACTCCCGCAGCCGACAGGGTGGCGGCTATTGGTGATGCCTTATCAAGGCAAGTCCAAGACAGCGAGTGGTTTATATATTCCTGATGAAATCCGAGAGCGTGAATCTGTGGCTACAGTTGTGGCCTATGTGATGAAGCTCGGCCCACTGGCTTACAAAGATTCTGATAAGTTTGGACCGGGGGGTGAGCCCTGGTGTGAAGAAGGTCAGTGGGTTTGTATTGGGCGATACTCTGGCTCTCGATTCAAGATCGACGGTGGTGAGGTTCGTATCATCAACGATGATGAAGTTATCGCTACGCTCTTAGAGCCTGACGATATCAAACATGTATAGAGGGTAGGTTATGGCTGAAGAACAAGAACAGGAAATTATTGTAGAAACAGAAGAGGAGCTTCAGGTCGAGGCGCCAGAAGTTTCTGGAGAAGTGACAGAACCCGCGCAGGAGTCTGCGGAGTCCGAACTGGACTCGTATAGTAAGGGTGTCCAGAGTAGAATAAAAAAGCTCACGGAGAAGTACCGCCAAGAAGAGCGAGATAAGTCGGAGGCTGTTCGTTTATCTCAGCAGTTGATCGATGAAAACAAGAAGCTGAAGTCCCGTGTTAAGTCCCTAGACTCGGGCTATCTGAATGAGTACGGAAATCGCTTAGAGTCCCAGACGTTATCTGCAAAGCAGCTATACAAGGAGGCTCATGAGTCCGGCGACACGGACAAGATGCTGGAAGCTCAAGAGTTGATCTCAAAAATCGCTGTAGAAAAGCAGCGATACGCCTCGGCTAAAACAAAGGCGGAGCAGCAAGCTAAGTTAGAAGTCCAACGTCAACAACCTCCGCAACAACAACAACCTCCGCAACAACAACAACCTCCGCAACAACAACCGCCGAAGCAGGCTGCTCCAGACCCTAAAGCACAGGCTTGGGCGGGAAATAACAAGTGGTTTGGTGAAGATCGTATAATGACAATGGCGGCGTTTACAATCAACCAACAACTTATCGACGAAGAGGGGTTTGACCCGCAGAGCGATGAGTATTATACTGCAATCGATAGTCGCATTCGACGTGAGTTTCCTCACAAGTTCGAATCGCCTAAGAAATCGGGTGGAGGAAGCCAGGTCGCTTCTGCTGGTAACTCCGCATCCCGCAGCACGAAAACAGGGCGCAGGTCGGTCAAGCTATCGCATTCCGCAGTTGCGATTGCAAAAAAGCTAGGCGTACCTCTTGAAGAATACGCAAAGTATGTAAAGGATTGATGGCATGACTGACACTAGAACACCGCGCAAGAGCGCAACCCGCGAAACAGAAACGCGCAGAAAACCATGGGCACCGCCCAGTCGCCTTGATGCTCCAGCGCCCCCAGAGGGGTATCAGCATCGTTGGATTCGAGTCTCAATGCGTGGTGAGGAAGACAAAATGAATGTCAACACCAAGCTACGTGAAGGATGGGAACCTGTTCGTAAGGACGAGTATCCAGACTATGAGGCTCCCACTATTGACGAAGGTCGATATGAGGGAGTGATCGGACAAGGTGGACTAATGCTGTGCCGAATACCTGAAGAAACCGCCAGAGAAAGAAACGAGTATTACGGGAGCCGAACCCGCGAACAGATGGTTGCAGTTGATCAGGATTTAATGAAGGAGCAACATCCTTCTATGCCGATACATAATGATCGGCGGAGTCGTGTATCCTTCGGAGGCTCAAAACGAGGTTCCGAATAACCTTTGAGGTGCTATAATGGCAAATTCTAACGGATCGTTTGGGCTACGCCCAATCGGGATTGTTGGGCAGGGTGCGAACACTACTGGGGCAACTCAGTACCGCATTGCGTCGAACAACAATACTAAAATGTATCAGGGTTCGCCCGTGATACCTATAGCTGGTGGTACTATTTCTGAGGCGCAAGCCGCAGCGGGTGGTAACGTGGGTCTTCTTGGAGTTTTCTGGGGTTGCGAATTTGTTCGCGCAACAGATGGTAAGAAGATTTTCTCTGCTAGCTGGCAAGGAACTGCAGCGGGTGCAGATACAAACCATCCTATTACTGCGTTTGTGTATGACAATCCCATGCAGACTTTCACAATTGCAACGTCGAATGTAGTTGTTGCAAGGAACACAGAAGCCGAAATTCGGGCTGCTGTTTTCAAAAACATTAACTTTGCAACTGCTACGGTAGGCAACAACACTACAGGTATTTCCTCCGCAACTGCGGATTTAAATACTGTTGCTACTACTGCTGCGCATAAATTGCGGATTATTGGGATTCAAGATGATCCTGACAATGCGGACTTTACCGTTGCTGGTATCCCTTTAATCGTACGTCTCAATACTTCGTTTAATTCAGCCAATGGCGGAATTGCAGCGGGTACTGTTTCGTCTACTGGCGTATAGGAGGTCTAACAAATGGCTATTTCACGCGCACAACTAGCGAAAGAACTAGAACCAGGCCTCAACGCGCTGTTTGGTATGGAGTACGATAGGTACGAAAACCAACACGCCGAGATCTACACAACTGAGTCTTCAGACAGAGCGTTTGAGGAAGAAGTTATGTTGTCTGGATTTGGCGCAGCCCCGACCAAGTCGGAAGGCGCTGCTGTCAACTTTGACGATGCTAACGAAGCATACACTGCTCGTTACAACCATGAAACCATTGCACTAGCATTCTCAATCACTGAGGAAGCTATTGAGGACAACTTGTATGACCGCCTTGGCAGTCGTTACACACGCGCCCTCGCACGTTCAATGGCCCACACTAAGCAAGTTAAAGCTTCATCTGTATTGAACACTGCGTTCACAGGTGGCGCTACTGCTGGCGGAGACGGTGTTGCACTTTGTGCTACTAACCACCCTCTGACAAATGGTGGGACTTTTGCCAACACTCCAGTAGTTGCTGCGGATTTAAATGAGACATCTCTTGAAGATGCCCTTATTCAAATTGCAGGATTTGTTGACGAGCGTGGCTTAAAAGTTGCTCTTCGTGGTACGAAGATGATTATCCCTCGTCAGTTGCAATTTATTGCAGAGCGGATTCTTGCTTCCAATCTTCGGTCTGGTACTGCGGATAATGACACTAACGCAATGCGTTCAATGGGGATGTTGCCCAGCGGTTACGCTGTCAACGACTTCCTGACCGATCCAGATGCGTTCTTTGTTATGACAGATGCTCCTCGTGGAATGATCCACTTTGAGCGCACTCCGTTGTCCACAAACATGGAAGGCGACTTTGATACTGGCAACATGAGGTTTAAGGCCCGTGAGCGTTACAGCTTCGGATTCTCAGATCCTCGTTGCATTTTTGGTAACACAGGCGCGTAACCTACTTTGAACTGTTAAGTCAGGGGCTGCTTCGGTGGCCCCTTTCTTTTTTTTAAAACATGTGTATACTTTTATTATCCCTGACAGCCACATCCCGTGGCTGACTTAACCCAGACAGGAGATCGACATGGGTACTACAACTTTTTCTGGCCCAATAAAGGCCGGTACAATCAAAGATACAACGGGCACTACTTTAGGCTCAAATGTTGCCAACGTAGGTCAAGTTGTGATGTCTCAATCTATTATGATTGACGCACAAGTCGCCGCTGGAACAACTACCTACGATGTCGGCGTCATTCCAGATAATTCACAGCTACTGGGTGTCACACTAAGAGTGGCTATAGCTAGTAACGCGGGTGGCACAGCGACTCTTTCTGTGGGGGTGTTGAGCAAGACGACTCAATTTCTTATTGCAAATACCAATGTTAAAGCGGTTGGGGAAACTAAAACTTTGGCCGATGGGTCTTTAGACACAGCAGATCGTTTTAGTACTGACAGCCAGATCACAGCAACACTTATCTCTGCGGGAGCGGCTGCTACTGCGGGTCAAATTACTGTGACTTTCACTTATGTGCAGGCAAACAACTTGCAAGATAAAGCTGCAAACACTTAAAGGAGGGTTCTGTTATGGCAGGCTCAGACATAACCGCCTTCACTCATTTACAAGGTGCGGCGGCGGCTCTTATAGGGCCGTCGAGATCACGTCTTCAAACGGTAAACATATTTGCTACTGCGGCGGGATCTTTTACTTTGACTAACGGAAATGGTGGGGCGACTCTGTTGGTCCAGAAGTTCCCTATAGGAATGAACCAGATTTTCATTCCTGAAAGCGGGATGTTGTTTACTTCTGGGGTTTTTGTTTCTGCGCTTACGGGCACTGGAACAGAACTTACGTTTCTCCTAGTGTAGGAAAAGCGCATGGCTAAGATCGACAAGTCAAGAATGAAGTGCAACAAACCTAAACGCCAGATTTCTGGCGGGAAGAAGTCTGTTGTCAAGGCTTGCGATAAAGGCAAAGAAAAGATCATCCGGTTTGGCGATGCTAATATGACAATTAAAAAGTCAGACCCTAAGCGGCGTAAGTCGTTTAGGGCGCGTCATGGATGCGACAAAGGGGCTCTGGATAAATTAAAGGCCAAATACTGGTCTTGTAAGGCGTGGTGACAATGAAAGTTGATTTTAACAGCCTAGCGTCACTAGCGACTATTGGTCTTTTAAGTTGGGGGGCACTCCAACTGTATGAACTTAAATCGGACACAGCAGTTATTAGTTATCGAGTAGGAGAAAACTACGACATGATTAAACCTATGTGGCAAGATTTTTTGGTTAGGAGTGCATCACACAATGAGTATAAGCAGAACATCAATCCCGTTTCAAATATCCAGGCCTCCAGAGGAAAAAACTGATGGCGGAAAAAAAGAAAAAACTCGACGCTTGCGCCAAAAAGGTGAAGGCGCGGTACAAGGTGTGGCCCAGCGCATACGCAAGCGGAGCGGTAGCCAAGTGTCGAAAAGTGGGGGCCGCGAATTGGGGAAACTCTACTAAGAAGGCTGCTACGGGGGGCATTATTTCTGCTATAGACAATCCTAAACGCCCTACTAATTACAGAGGCGGTGGAGTTATTGCAGCGGGCTGCGGTCAAGTAGCCGAGCCTAAACGTAAAGTTACAAGGACTTACTGATGGCAAAGAAGAACTCTTTGCGGGAATGGTTTGGCCAGAACGATGGCAAAGGATGGGTTGATTGCAAAACAGGGAAGTCTTGTGGTCGCCAGAAGGGTGAGAAGCGTAAGGGTTATCCTGCTTGTAGACCCACAATGGCGCAGTGTACCTCTGCGTCAAAGAAGAAGAAATCGTCTAAGCGTATAAGTTGGAAGAATAAAAAAGCTAATGGTGGATTAATTCGAGTCTTTTAAAGGAGATATAGAATGGCTAAGAAGAAAAAGGGTTACAAGGCTGGCGGCAAAGTCAAAGGCATGAAGGCTGGCGGCAAAGTCAAAGGCATGAAGGCTGGCGGCAAGGTCAAAGGTATGAAGGCTGGCGGCAAGGTCAAAGGCATGAAGGCTGGCGGCAAGGTCAAAGGCATGAAGGCTGGCGGCAAGGTCAAAGGCATGAAGGCTGGTGGCAAGGTCAAAGGCGGTAAGGCCGGTGGACAAGTCAACGGCATGGGCTTTAAGGGAATCTTTTAACGTAGATGTCATATTTACAGAGCAACATTCCTTACTTTAAGGCATGGGTTCGTCGTGAGTACACTCATAATCATGAGAAATACCACGGCGAATTTTTACATGCGATGGTCATAGCTGTAACAAGTATGCCGAACAGATCGTTGAGTTTCCAAGTAATCTTCACAGGTTGCGAGGCGGAGGACGAGGAAGAAGATACCGTTCACGGTGGAGCGATGTGGGCACGTATGCCTCTTACTGCTTTGGTTGCAGACATCCCGTTGTCTGAGTGGCCTACACCAATGGCAACCCATGATGCTCAACCTTGGGACTGTGCTTCTCACCACCATGCAGTGTATGTTTTGGATAGAGCTACACCGTGTCCATGGATGGCAAAGATTGACGGACAGTTCTTTCCCGCAAGGTACTTGTTTACCGTGGACTATACGGATTCTGAAATAGCGGATGATCCTGCGCAGCATAAACAAAGCCACGTCCTGCAATTGTTAGATGCGGGAGAATGGACAGGTAACATTGTTGCTTTGCCAAACAATCGAGTGCGCGTGACACATCCTGCGTGGTTTGCTTTGGGTGAAGGTGCCCCCGACTTCAGGCCGTCACAACATACACACTATTCAAAAAGTGATTTAGACTATACACTGGATGTGAATAGAGTGTTCGATAATCTTTATAACGAGGACGATACTGATGGAAGCCAAGAAACAGATACCTGAAGGTTCCAAGGGTAAGGGCTTACGGGCTTTAAAGGAAAAAGCCCCAGAAGTTGCCGCTAAGATGGGCTATAAACACGGCGGCGCGGTTACGGTAAAGACAAACCAGAAACCACATATGAGTTAGAGATATGACAACATCTGGATCAAGAAACTTCAACCTCGATGTTGGCGAGGTAATTGAGGAAGCATACGAGCGGTGTGGGCTAGAGGTCCGCACGGGCTATGACGCTCGCACGGCGCGTAGATCTTTAAACTTGATGTTTGCGGAATGGGCTAACCGTGGGTTAAATTTGTGGACGGTCAATCAAGCTACGATTGATTTAGTTCAGGGCACTTCTTTGTATCCTTTGGAGAGTGACGTTGTTGACACACTTGATGTGGTTCTTCGCAGAAATAACACAGACTATGAGGTCCAGCGTATTAGTCGTGGTGATTATGTCACTCTTCCCAATAAGACAACACAAGGGCGCCCCAGTCAATATTATCTGGACAGGCAGATTACGCCGCAGCTAAACTTGTGGTCTGTCCCTGAAAATTCCACTGATCAAATTATTTACTATTATGTTCGCAGGATTGAAGATGCAGACACTTTGGTCAATACTACTGACATGCCTTTTAGGTTTTATCCTTGCATGGTTGCAGGACTAGCCTATTACATGGCCGTCAAACGCGCGCCTGATAGAGTTCAGATGTTGAAGACGATCTACGAAGAGGAGTTCCAACGCGCTGCGGACGAGGATCAAGGTCGTACTCCGTTGAGATTGCAGCCTAGCTTGAGTTACTTGAGGGTCTAATGCCTTACGCAGCGGGAAAGAATGCTTGGGGAATATCTGATCGGTCTGGTCGCCGTTACCGTCTTCGTGACATGAAGGTGGAGTGGACGGGGGCTAAAGTCGGGCCTGATGAGTTCGAGACGAAACAACCTCAGTTGTTCCCGCCGAAAGCTTTTCCTGATCCACAGGCGTTACGGGATCCCAGACCAGAGACTGGTCTGGCCGAGCAACGAGCAATCCAAACGGGTTGGAATCCTGTTGGGTTTGCGGGCATTCCAGATATTAGTCCTCCCAACAACCTGGTCGCTCAAGGTTCCGTTGGAACAGTAACGGTGGTGACAACATGAGTTTTACATACGGCGAGCTAAAACAAGCTATCAAAGACTATACGGAATATGAAGAGACAGGATTTGTGACAAACATACCTTTGTTTATCCGTATGTCTGAAGAGCGTATTCTTAAAAACGTACAGCTTAGTTTGTTTCGAAAAAACGCTACGGCATCCACTGGGGGCACTCGGTTTTTACGGTGTCCGAGTGATTTCTTGGCTCCTTTTTCTCTGGCAATATATCCGGCTGATGGAAACAGAGAGTTCTTAGAGTTTAAAGACCCCAGTTTTGTTCAGATGTTTACTCCGAATGACTCCACTACGGGTACGCCGAGGTACTATTGCCAGTTTGATTTAAACAACTTTTTGCTGGGCCCTGCCCCCGCAGTAACGTACACTGCGGAGCTTCACTATTTCTACAGACCGAATAGCATCACCTCAGGAACAGATTCCGAAACAACATGGTTGAGCATAAACGCTGAAATGGCATTGTTGTATGGAGCTTTGATAGAAGCTTATATTTACATGAAGGGTGAACAGGATGTAATGACTATGTATAATGGTCGCTTCCAAGAAGCCATAAATGGTGTTAAGATGCTAGGAGAAGCCAAGGAAGTAACCGACGAATATCGTACAGGCAAGGTAATAAGGGCTAAACTATGAGTTTAGATTTCAAATTAGACATACCTCGTTATGAGGATGTTATATCTGTCAAGACTACTAATAATCGTGGGTTTACTCCTGAAGAGCTTGCAGAAGAGTGTGTGGGTAAAATAATTTCTATTTCTGACACGGCTCCCC